CCAAAAGAGCATTAGCATATTCTTCAAGTCTAAGTATCAGGTATTTCTCATACTCTAGGTTAGTCTTGATCTCATATACTTGTACTTTGTGTGGACACCAATTAACAAAGTGGGTTTGTTCGATTGGATATCGCAACATCTTAAGACACATCTGCTGACCATATATCTGTGTTGTATACTTGGTTTTGATTTCATCTAAAGTGTAGATATCTTTGCCAAGTTTCCCGCATTTACATTCAACAAGTGTCTTGAAACAGTCTGTGATTCCATCTGGTGTAGATGAAAGACTGACAAAACCTTTGGCTAATTGTGTCCAATTATGAACTTCAAAGGACTTTTGATTGTCTAATATAAAATAGAAGTCTTTTCCTTTCTTGCCCCTGTAATCAGCATAAGATTTTAGAGCATTAATCTCGTTGTCTCTGCCATACTCTACATAAGGTTGAATGTACGAACTGATCTCTTGTATCTCGCCTGTAATGTCCATTTTGAGTTTTGTGTTTCTCCTACCATGTGTGCCTTTACCTGCAAGATACTTGTTGAAACCCAAGTAATCAACGAATTGGCTAGATGACAGGTTGTAATACTTACGCATTGTTTAGTCTTTGTTCTGATTTGGCTTTCTTACTGACAGGTTTTGTGTCTTTTGTTGATTCAATCTCAGCATCAGAATAAAACAATTCGTATGCCTTGAGCAGTTTAAGAACACATCTGTCAATACCTCTTTTGAAAGCCATGCTTCTGTAGAATTTACTTACACAGTTTTGTGGTGTGGCTTCTCCGACATCTTGCCATTCTATGTCTTTATGTTTAATTTTAATTAACATGAATGTGCCTGTCTCATTATCATCTGTAATCACATTGACTTCAGGATTGGACATCTTCTCTATGGCATGGATTCTCTCACAAGCATCATGTTTTATAATCCACTTTGAACTTGGATTGTGCCAATAAAAATCAGCATCACGATCTTCTTTACTTACAGGTTTCTTAAGATTGTATTTTTCAGCAAATAACTCTCTTTCACTCTTTTCTTCCATATCTATACCCTCATATAGTTTATTTCTTATATAAGAATATATCAAATATATCTCATCTTGTATATATATTTTATACTTTTGTTAGATAAACAAAAGGAAAAACAAAGAAACAAGAAAACTACTATAAATAGTAGTAAAAGAAAAATCTAATTATTACCATATTTTTTTCCGTAATACTATATATTTCTGTTATTATATCTGTGTATAATGTGTGTAGAGGTAAATTATGGCAAGTTTAGATGATGAACAATTAGAAAAAATGATACATGAAATCTCTACTATGGGTAGTCAATTAGCTAAAGCTGAAGCTACTTATGAGAAGTTAGTGTATGAAATGAAGCATGAAAAAGATTTGGCATTTATCAATCTCAAAGATACCAAGATGACCCTGAAAGAGAAAGAAGCTATAGCTAACACTCAACCAGAGGTTATTGGGTATTTCGATAAGATTGCTAAAGCTAAAGAGGAGTACCTGTCTCTTAGGCATAAGATAAAAGCTCGTGAGATATGGTGCGATATGTTTAGGTCATTGAACAGTTCTCGTAAAAGAGAGATGAAGTTTGTTCAGGATCTAGGTTAATTAACAATAGGAGACTAAAATGAAAACAAAACTAGAAATGATTAAAGAAAACAATGACTTAAAAGAGATGTTGGCTAAAGCTAACTCAGAAAATATACATTTAAATGCGGTAATAGATCACATAAAAAAATTTGAAATAAAGGTTGCTAGAGAAGTAGCTGATACTTCAGAAGATGCTGTGTATGATGCTCGTGAAAATCAATGTGGTTGCTTCGCTTATGAAGAAGCATTTGCGCAGTATAATTTAATTAAATTAATTATGGCTAAAGTTAAATATTATGAAGATGTAATTAGTGGGAAAATATCTGGATTCGAGCACAGAGCAAACTCTATCAAAGAAAAAACAGGAGAATACCCTGATTGGTGGAAAGCTGAACTAAAGAAAAAACAAGGTTAATCAACAATAGGAGAGGATAATGAGTGAAAGTCAGCATAAAATGATAATAGACGCACTATCAACTGGTCAAAGAGTAACTGTAAGACAACTTGCTACCAAACCCATATACAGTATGTATGGCGGGAAAAGGTTGTCTGAACTCAAAGAGAGAGGTTACGACATAAGAGATCATTGGGTAGAAGCAGAGAATGGCAAGAGATACAAAGAGTATTTCTTCCCAAAATCTGAGATTAATAGACTAAAGAAAGGTAAAAAGAAATGAGTGTTGATGAATATAGTGGAATGATAAAAGCATATAAGAATGTAAAAGACTATTGCGATCAACTTTCTAATATAGCAAAAGACAAAAGTGTTGTTACACAAACTATGAACACTATCTTAGATAGCATACAAAAATATTGTGATTCATCTATAACTATTGTTGAAGAAAACATAGATGGTGAAATAGAAAGAATGTATGAAATGATGGAGGGCAAAAAAGATGATAGACAAGATCATAGAGATGTGTAATGAGCTACCAGATATGGCAAAAGCAGTTATATTCGTGTCAGTTATCAGCATTTTTTGGGCATTGATACTCTAGTGTATCGAAATAAAAAGCTGCTAGAATTGATGCGAGAACTGCCTTGTATGTCGTGTGGCATACAAAATGGCACAATAGTAGCTGCACATTCAAATCAATCTAGGCATGGAAAGGGGCTTGGTCTCAAAGCCCCTGATTCTCTTGTCGCTGCTTTATGTCATACTTGCCACCAAGAACTAGATAATGGCAAGAAGTTAAGTAAAGAAGAAAGGAGACATTTGTGGGATCAGGCATACATAAAGACTATGCAATATCTAATCGAACATGAAATGCTAATAATTAATGAGAAGTAAAAAACTAAGAAGATATCTTTGGGTAAATAATATTTACGATTATACAAATACTAAAATAAAAAGTTATCTTACTAGAAAGGGCATAAAATATATGATTGGAACTCAAGATTTGTTTGAGCCAAAACCTTTTAAACTATCAAGTGTTAAATTCCATGCTTCCTACTATGCTTCTGTTCCTGCTTACACTTGGCAATATGACCAAGAAATAGAAGAATTTACAGAGAATGAGCATTACAATAAACATAGTTTTTCCAAAATAGAGGACTTGAGGTTGGATTTAAGAGACCAATTATCGATGTGTGTTATTAATAATCTAGCAAAAATATTTGAAGATATGGACAAAAATTTAGAAGTTGATGTTTTTATAAACGGCATAAAATTTGAATATAAATGTGATTCGAGTCAAATGAAAGAATTTGAAATAAACAAAAATAGCACAAGACAAGAAATTGTTGTTTTTGGGAAAAAATATAATTTATTAGACCAATTTATTAAAAAAAGAATTATTTAGGTATTTATAATGATAAAAATTGAAAAGAACATACCTATAACAAAAGGCGGGAGACCTAGAAAATACAAAGAATATATAGATGCTTTTGATAGCATGAGTTTAAACGAATCTTTCCTTGTAAATGACTACAAAATAGTAGATTCTGTGAGAAGATATGCCTGGAAACAAAAGATTCCTTGCAAGTTTAGAACAATAGCTAAGAATAGCTATAGGATATATAAAGTTAATGAAAGCTGATCTTCTTTCACTTCTGACTGCAAAGTCAATGAACTATGAAATATCAAGTGGTAATCACGATGCTATAACTTCTGAAGATATTGCACACTTTTTAGGTACTAGAGATTTAGATAGCAGAGAGTACGATTTCTTGATGGCAAAGTATACAGAGGACAACCATGCTAGATCAATGTTGTTTGATGATATCTATGAAGATGTATTCGGCATCTTTACTAAACATATAGATGTATCCGAGATCAAAGCTGATAAGTATTTACTAAGACATTTTATCAATCTTGCATTAAGAGAAACCATGCTAACTGTTTGTCCATTCTGTCATGGCAGAGGTGTCATCAAAACGAAGAACAGTATTGAGAAGTGTTATCATTGTGAGGGTACAGGGCAATTTATTTATGATGATAATAATCGCCCAGAGTTTTTAGATATGAAAAAAGAAGAATACATGAATTACAAAAAACCATACATTGAAACTTTAGAGATGGTAAAAAACATCGAGATCAATGCTTTAGCTAAAATCGGTGATGATTCTTAAAAAAAAGTGCCCCTAGAATCGCCATAATCCAATTTAAACGGGTTGGGTGATACCTTAGTAACCCCCTAATGTGTCAATCTGTTCTCATCTATTGTAGAGTCTTTTTCAGGGGTGTCGCCTGTTTCTTCCTCTGTATTGTCCTGAATCATAGCTAATTTAGGTTTGAGTGCAGGAATCTTACTAACGAGACCTTGTAGTTCTTCGATTAGCTCCTCATCGGATTTGTTTGTACCTTTCTCTACATTGAGATTAACATTCTGTGAACTGAATCCACTCATCTCTAGTACAAGTTTTGCAGTATTAAGTCTTACTGAGTCTTGATCTGATCCTAACAAGTCTTGTAAGACCGATATGGCTCTGCCTGATGTGGCAGATATTCTTTCTTCATTCTTTTGTCTGATCTCATGGATATATTTCTTTTTGAGATAAGCGCCCATTTGTCTGTGGTTTTTATCCCACCCTGCTTTTTTTGCAGACTGACTAGCATTACCTGCTGTCTCACCCTCTATGTAATACTCTACAAATTTTAATTCTTGTTCTTTATCTATTTTTTTCGGCATCGCTTTTCTCCATTAACCATTTCTTTAACTTGTTTGTTGTATGTTTCGGTAGAGGTAAATCTTTTCTAAATTTTATCCAAGACTTATCTAGTACCAAGCTACCATCTATATCGACTTGTATATCAGATCCTGATATGTGAGATACTATGGTAATACTTTTTTCGTTTTCTTCAACGACTAATCCGATAGATATACAATCAGCTAGTGCGTTGTCTAAATCATTTATGTTTGTCCACCCTGATGTGGGTGTTATTGCATCTTCCCAGTTTATAATTACTAGCTTCGGTTTCATTTTTTGCTTCTAAGAAAATTAAGATAATCTGCTCCCTCCTCTACTTCCCAAAATATTTTTATAAAGTCTGGGTGTGAATCTGGTAGTTCTGTATTGAATATTGCAACTGCACAAGCAGACATCATCTTACATGGCAAGTTCAATGTTTTTGCAAAGTTGTCATACTTCTTGTATGAGCCAACCTGGACACAATGCATGATCTTGTCATTGGTTGCATCTCTGATAGGACTATATCCAGAGACATGAGTGTGTCCTGCGATAAGTAAGTGATCTCGTGCATTGAACAATGCGTGTCTTACGATACCATGAGCTGTGTTATACATAGAGTGTCCTCTAAAATTATGCGCACAGTTTACTTTGATTTCGTGTTTGGGTAATTTTATTTTGAGTCTTGCGTTGTGATCTTGGTAAACAGATTTCAATGGTTTGCACATCCATTTGATAGGATCACCTTCCATAGCCCACATATCATGGTTACCTGCAACGATAAAGATATAAGGTGTTGCATTGATGAGCCACTCAACTAACTGCCATTGTTGCTCACCATTGGTGGTCTGATCTGCCCACAATCCTGCAAGTTTACCTCTCCTTGCCCAGTTGTTTGACAGATCGCCTACAGAACAGGCATACATACCATCTGTAGAATTGACTATATCTATGTGTTTTCTAAGCGATACCCAGTCACAGTTGTCATCATCGACATGAGGGTCGCCTTGTATGTAAAGACCAATAGGTTTTGTGTCTTTGATTCTGATCTTGATAAATTCATCTTTTCTTTCACGAGCATCTTTTCTTTTGAATACTTCTGTCCTTTGCTCGATGAGTTCTTCTGTAGTCCAATCAGTCTCTGTCATTTGTTCGAGCTCGTAGTTTTTTACGACTTTTGGATTTTGTGTTTTTTTGCCACAGGTCTTACATCTATATCTTTTTCTTTGATGTTGTGTACCATCAGTACCTGCTTTAATAATATGGCTAGAACCACAACTAGGACAAACGAGCATATCTCCATCTTCGTTTCTTTGGATAACTCCGATCCTGCTGTAGTTGCCACCATTGTTATGAATGGTCATTTGGTTTCTTCCTGCTTGATTAGGTATTCGATATACCATTTAGCTTTTTGTAAATCTTGTAGTGGTGTGCCTTTGTAAGGGAATCGAGTAACATACTTTACGATGTTCCCACGAACATAATCCATTTCCCATGAACGAATGTAATCAATCGTTTCTATGCCCTTTGTGTAATGGGCAGGTCGATTAATAATATCTTGTGTCTTTTTCTTGCTCATCTATCTTATCCATGACTTCATCCCAAGTAATGGGTGCACAATTTAAAAAAAGAACACCACCATACTTGTAATCAATCCTATTGTTGATAAGTGTCTTAATGCTTATTTGTGCTTTAGGATCAATCGCATGGATTGCTTTGATGATTTGCATTTCCCTTTTAGTGAAGGGTATGTTTGCACTCATAGTTATCTCCTATTAGTTTATGTATACTTAGATCGCTGAAACAATGTAGTAAGCCACAACTAATATTAGTATAAACTCTAAGACCGATATCTCTGGTCTTAGATATTTCGTTCTTATATTCCCTAATAAGAACTTTATTATCTTTTTCATCTCATCAAGGGATTGCTACTCTTAGCTTTTAACTCCTCTACCTGAGATTTAAGTATAGATAATTCTTTTTCTAAAGGCACAATATTTGGAACTGACCTAGATTCTACAACCTCTAGTCTGTTTAATATTTGTCCAACTTGAACAAACAAACCACCTAGTGTAATAACTAGCCCTACTATTCCTGCTATTGTCTTGATGTCCATAGTCTGTCCTCGTATGTTTGATTTGGGTAAATGTTTCTGATATCGACATAGTTGTTATTAATGTACTGATCTATGTTGGTATCAACTAATTCTGGTTGTATGAATATGTCTGTATTGACTTGTGAGTATGAAGATATCTTGTTATCTCTTGCCATAACTTTAGCTACTATCATCTGTGTAGCTTTGAGTTGTCCATCTATTGTCTTTATTTTGTCTGCGACCTTGATAGATATTTCTTCTATAGTTAGTTGGGTTTCAACACCCCTATCCTCGTTTGGTGTTTCTGTTCCTTCTGCGACAGCAGTTTCGTTGCTTTCATCCACTTCTGTATTTGTTTCTGTTTCTTCGACAACTTCTGTTTCATTTGTTTCCTCCACAGGTGCTTCGACTATTTCTTCAAAAACTTCTTCTATAACTTCTACTGTTTCTTCTATCTGTACTTCTGGTTCAACTGAAATGATTTCTTCTTCTATAACTTCAGGAGCTAGTACAATAGTTTCTTCTATAAATTCTTCTTCTACAGTCAATTCTACCACTTCTGGTATAGGTTCTATATAGACTTCTTCTATTATTGGTTCTACAAATACTTCTTCGATAGCTATTTCTTCTATGTAGACTTCTTCTATTTGCTCAAATATCTCTTGTATCTCTTGAGTTTGCTCTACTGTCAATACAACGGGGTCATACTCCATTGTTACAG